AGAACAGGCTCTGCTTCCAGCGATGCCAGAGCAATTTCATAAGCCAGGCGCTCAATATTGTCTCGCACGTCCAGGCTGCCGATTCGCTCTCTGATTTCTTTAATCAGTTCTTTGTCGGTAAAAGTTGTCATGTGTTAGTCCTTATCCTGCTGTGCTTTCAACTGATGAGGGGAACAAAATCTTTTCATCAAACCCTGCATTCATATCATGAACAGCAACACACCAATCCATTGACGAACGATTATCAAGAGCCTCCATGATTTCATCCATGCGGCGCAGGTCATACAGGTAAATGCTTTTATCGCCAATGGTGTAAAAACCAATTTTTTTCGGTGATGGGCAGCGATCAAGAACGTCCTGTAATTCATTCAACCATGCCCGTTCTTTTTTTGTTAAAGTTGCCATATCACTCTCCTTTGATGCGAATGCCAGTGGTACTCATTCTCCTGATTTCCCAGAGCACACGAGGAACACCACCGTTTCCGACCGGATCGCGTTTACTCCGCAGGGCGACGCTTGATTCCGCCCAGCTTTTTCTTGGAGGAAGCTCTTTCACACGAACAAAACCAGCTGCGCGAAGAGATGCTCCTGATTCATCTGCCCGGGTGTACGTAATACAACGTTGATAACCCATAGCTTTTGCTGCCCGCCAGACAGCACCATAAAGCGCGCTGTTAGCGTTGCGTTCTCCTGTGGTACATGTGCGATTTACTTCAAGCGTTAATCCATCGTCCAAATGTCGTGCAACAGGTCGACCGGCTGTCGCCACACCTATCAATTCTCCGGCATCATTTCTCAGACCAATGCTGAATTTATGCCCCACCGGGGGTTTATTGTGTCGGTGATGTCTGGATATAAATGCCTTCGCAACACGAAGAGTAACCGGTGAAATCTGCACTCTCACTCTCCTTTGATACCAATGTTTACAGTCTGGCAAGCTTCTCTGAGCACCCAGTCAATAGCGTCTTTCCATGCTCCGGTTTCGACTGACGGATTTTCACGCTTAACCTGTTCATAGAAGCGCACTGCTTTAACCAGTCCTTCCGGTACTACTGGCGATGGCTGTTTAGCTTCTAAATCAGCAATTCTGTCAACCACGGCATCGACAGCATCTGAAAAGCCGAACCAGTTACTCCACTCCGGTCTGTCCCCGGTTGCTGCAAAGTACATATCAGCTAAAGCAGACTCAGCATGGTCACGCTCATTGATGAGTTGCTCTTCGCTTTTCTCCAGTTCAGCAATACGATTACTTCCATCCGAGATAACACCTTCGTAATACTCACGCTGCTCGTTGAGTTTTGATTTTGTCTCCTCAAGCTCAACACGCAGCTTCCCTACCGTTAGCGCAATATCCTCGTTCTCCTGGTCGCGGCGTTTGATGTATTGCTGGTTTCTTTCCCGTTCATCCAGCAGTGCAAGCACGGTAGCCGGATTAGCCTTGGCAACAAAATCCCGGACTGGCTTACAATCAATCTCCGCAATGGGTTGATACGATGTGTAGCCATGCTGTCTTGTATAACTACCGTGACGAATAACGAAAAAATCACCATTTATTTTTTTAGCCTGCCACTTATCTTCACCGGCTTTCTCTGCCGCTTCACGCAGTGCATGATAGTTAATTTTGTTCACTGGTTGCCTCCTTTGCGAAGCTCTGCGGCAAAGTCAACTAACCACTCGGTCATTTCAACCTTCCCTACCAGGTCTGAACCAGGAAACATACAGCAATCACTCTGCGCCGCTTTGAAATCCTTATACTCATATTCCTGAGCCACCAGATTTTTTGCAGCTTCTATAACAGCATCCACCCCCTGCGCCCGTACTTCAGCCAGGAAAGCGTCGGTGGCTTGGGTTTCGATATCGTTAATTTCAGGAAGAATCTCTTCCCATGTAGCGATATCGCCATTCAAATGCCATCCGGCAATTCCACTGGAGTTATCCGCAACACTGCGAACGGCTTCAATAGTTTCATGCATTGCCGCATTCTCCGCTGCCAGCGCCGAAAACTTCTCGTGTGCCAACTTAACAGCCGCATCAGCCTGCTTAATTGACTCAATCGCTTTCTGCTGGTCTTCGGCCAGCGCATTAGCACGCACCAGTTGCACTTCCAGTTGCGTTGCCAAATCGCTGATCAGCTTTGCCACACTGCGCATATCAACGGCACCACATTCTGCTTTCAGTTCCGAAGCCATCTCATGCCCGGCGGCAACTAACCCTTTGATATTACTTTCCATCTTTACCCTCGCTTATCCACATAACTTATTGATTACATTGATAACTAAAAAGATCGTCGATTCAGAACTCTTCGATGTTCCAGCCACCACCTGCTTTCTTTGGTTTAACCGTTACCCCGATGATTCGGAACGGATACTGATCTGCGGCGACTTTGGTTTTCACCCTGGCGTCGTCGGTCCAGAAACCTTTCACTTCGTGCAGTTCCATCTCTCCGGTGGCGAGCATCACAGCGAAATCGGGCGTATAGAACGTGTTGTCAGCTAACCGCAGCTTGATACCCTCGAATCGATACCAGGCGATTTCCCCTGCACGTTTACGCTGCTCAAGGTGCTGGCAATACGCAGATTCTGTTTTGTTCATCTGGCCTGTTTTGAGTCGACCAAGAGCCTGTATCTGTTTTCTCATGATTTACCTCTAAGGTAATTGAAAACCATATAAGACACGAAATCAATAGAGTTTAGAATATTTTGTTACCTTGTAGGTAATTGTTGAGGCGTAAAAAAATGCGCTATCGCGCTGGTATTACTTGATAAATCCTGCCGCCTTTCCCCGCCTGTATTCCTCCATCAGCCACTGCGCCGGTGTTATTCCCCCAAGGGTGGCGGCGTTAGGCATGCACCCGAAACTTCGCCCTGGTGGATGGTAAACGTCTCTCCCTGTGTCCGGAGGTGTACTCATGGGCTCTGGCTTTGCCTGTATGCTGATCACCGGATCGGGTATCTGCTGTCCGGAAGCCACCTTTTTCGCCCAATCATCGAGCAGCCTGCGCGCGTGTTTCTCAACCTCACTCTCGCTAAGCTGGCGCTGATACATTGCACGACGGGTATCACATACGACCCAGTACATAACCGGATGCCGCCACGGGAATCTTTCGGGACCACCAGGATATAAACTTTTTTCCTTGCTGTACCGGTGAAACTCCGCCATCACATCGTCAATGGTGACGCCAAGAACCATCTTGCTGTCTTTGCACCACTTGATGAATTGCCCTGGCGACGGCCAGAACGGAGATTCACTGGCGCGGGCGTGGCGCATACCAGCGTTAACCTGTTCCATTGTAGTGATCCCATTCTCCAGAAACGCAAGCATCCATTGCTTACGGAATTCATTAAGTTTGTTCTGCTCCCTTATGGTCGAAACGCTTGCAGGAAATGCAGCCTGTAACTGGACAAATAGTTCATTGAAAATTCTAGCAACCTGCTCCTTTTTGCCATTGCTGTCACGCCGCTCTTCATGCACAGCAACACCATGCTCACGTAAGCGATCGTACTCATTGAGAAGTTCTGGAGTTGATTTCATCCCACACCCCTTCTATCCAGTCAGTGTTATTCCAGTCAAGCTCATCGCTTTTCCCGGCATTTTTTGATTTTCCCCTGATATGATTTACGTGCCTGGCGAATTTTTGTTCCCACTGAACCTGCGTGAACACTTTGCCCTCAGCCATCCAGTAATCCCGGAATGCAGCAAGTTCAGCAGGTGTAAATTCCGGTTCCGGCAGGGCCGTTCCCCACAGCGCAGCACGCCGCCGAAAATCTGGCGACGGTAGCCAGCCATCTGTCATCGGAAATTTCCCGATGGGTTCACTCAGGCCATCCAGAAATTCAGGTTCTGCCACCTGCAACGGCGTACTGTTCGCTTCACTGGTCGGAGCACCCTCGCGCACGTGCGCTATGTGTGGGGTTTTATATATATCTTCCTCTTCCTCTTCCTCTGGTAACTCCTTTTGTAACGCTGTTGGCGTTACTTTTTGCGTTACTCGTTTTCTATGCTCTGCCACTCTTCTATTCGTAAGTGCACGTTTTTTCGATGATTCTCCATTATGTCGCTCAAAGTTTGGAAGAATTAGTTTGCCGTCATGATAAGCAAGCCATCCGACGCTAATGAGGGCGTCAGCAAATCCTGTAATAAAAGCGAGTCTATCAAGTACTCCTTTTGTAACGCTGCCAGCGTTACCGTCTATTGTTTGCTGGTCAGCCCATGCCCATATACGAACCAGCTTTCCAAGAACAGCATCTGGATCAATACCCAGAATTTCTGCTATCTGAAAAATTTCAGGTTTATCAGGAGTGATAACTTCAACCTTAATCCAGCTGCTTGCCATAGGTTTCCCCTCTTGCACTCTTTAGTGCACAAGCAAATTCATTACGATGGCGGTTGGCGCTATTCATTGCACATTCAACACATGTTCCGTTCAGAACATACCTTTCAGAGAGATGGCCGTGACGGCACCGCTTTCCTGTGAAATAGCGATTTAACCCGGCTTTTGCGGCCTCCATTCTGGTTACTATCTTCAATTTTTCCGCCCCTTTTTGTTATTGATATTGACTATTTTGCACAATTGGAAAATTTGATCAACCAGATTTGGTTTTTTATTACCCTTAAGGTGCGAATAGATATGAAAAGACCGCCGGATGGCGGTCTACAGAGGGTTGTGGCTGGATATCATGAGTAGAAGAAGTATGCCAGTTCTGCTTTTGAGCGCAGCCATTGTCTTGTTTTACAGGCTTTAAAAAGCCCATTCATCAATACTTTACCTGGCATTTTGCGCTTGCCTGTTAAGTGAGTCTGGATATAGTGACTCGTCGTTCCGGCTTCCTGTGCGAAGGCTTCACGCTCATCCGGAGTAAGTGCAAGCCAGTGCTTTTTGAAATCGAAATGTCCGTTATCGCTCATAGCTATTGCCTGATATTTATTTCAGATAATAAATATTCACCCATAAGGTAACAAAAATCAAGGATAGTTACCTATGAGGTGCATTTACCTGTTGGGTAATATTGCTTTAAATTGAATCATCTACTGATTCATATATGAGGCGATTTTCCAGAAAATGAAAAGTATCCAGGACGTCCGCAGGCAAAATCTCAACGACTTGATCGACCGTGAATTCAATGGTGTTCAGACGCGGATGGCAGAAAAACTTGGAACTCAGGCAAATCTGGTAAACCGCTGGGCTCTTGGCAAGAAGGTTATCGGCGACCAGGTTGCACGAAAAATTGAAGCTGCCGCCAATAAACCCCGTAACTGGCTTGATATTGATCGTTCGCTTTCTCAGGAGGGTTTTCAGCCTGTCGGCCCGAGCGATATAGGTCAGCTGGCGGCTCACAACCTGGAACGCTGGATGAGCGAAAGCCGCGACCTTTCAACACAGGGAAAACTTCACCGCGCATCCGGCGTCGCCCAGGTGACAATCAGCCGCCTGTTAAACAATGAGGTCAGCGTTTCCATTTCCACCCTGGAGAATGTTGCATCCGCATTCGGGCGTCACGGATATGAACTACTGATTCACCCGCACGACCCTGCGACTATCAACTATGACCGCTCACGCTACGCATTGTTACCCGAAACCGAGAAAGCAAAGATCGAAAGTTACATTGAATTTGTCATCAACCAGAACGAAAAAAGCAAACAATAAAACTATAGTTTTCAGTAAGTAAGCCGCCTCATGGCGGCTTTTTTATTGCCAGATAGATTACCTTACGGGTAATTTTTTTAACTCATATCTATTGACACCAAACCAAATAAGCATAATTATTACCCCAACGGTAACAGACCGAGGTAACAAGTTATGCAGTGGAAAATCATCAACGGTTGGTACTGCGTTACTGCATGCGGATTCATGAGCTGGAAGTTCCGCACCTTACAGGAAGGCATTAAGTGGGCTTTCGTCAGCAAAGAAGCTCGCGATGTAGCCAACGATAACGAGATATGGGAGGGCTGATAATGAACGTTAATCAGCAGAAAAATCTTCAAAAAATCATGCTGGCATTCGACAAGGACTACCGCCTGTCAGAACAGCTATATGACCGACAAGTTGAACTGATTGAGAGCATCCGACTTCATCAACTGTCCTCAACTTTCGACGTTGTAACAGGCAAAGGCGTTCGTCAGGAAGTGCTGGAGGCTGCTAAAGACAGCCCTGAGTTCGAAGAACTGATGGATGCCTACCGGCGCGAGGCAATGGCAATTATAGCGCGCTGGGATCTGGCGGATCAGCTTGATGGGCAGAGGGACGCGGCATGATGCGGAACGCTGGAATCATGGATAGAACAAAATACATCGGAGGAAGCGATGTTGCAGGGATTCTTGGAATTAGCCCATGGCGCACCCCGCTTGAGGTTTATCTGGATAAGGTCCAGCCACGTGTCAAACCAGTAGACCCAAGCAAGCAGAAAGTTTTCACGCGTGGCCAGCGTATGGAGCCATACGTAATAGACCTGCTTTCTGAGGAAACAGGGATGGAAATCGTTCATCGCGGAAACCGCTATATCCACCGTGATTACGATTTTATTGCAGCTGAGATCGATGCAGAAGCAGCGTCAGGCGAGAACATTGAGATCAAAACAGTTAGTCCGTTCAAAGCCAAAGAATGGGGAGAAATCCAGACAGATGCAATTCCTGTGCATTACACGGCCCAGGCCATGCACGGGTTGATGGTTACAAACAAACAGGTATGCGTTTTCGGTGTGCTTATCGGTGGCGACGACTTCCGAATCTATCGGGTTGAGCGTGATGAAGAAACTATCCAGGCGATCTTAGAAAAAGAAATCGCTTTCTGGGACCGAGTGAAAAATCTTAACCCGCCGGAAGCTACCAGCGTAAGCGATGTATCGCTGATGTTTGAGAAAGATGCCGGGACAAGTATCGAGGCTGACGGAAAGGCACTCGCACTATTCAACGATCTACGAGACATGAAATCACGCAGAAAATCACTGGAAGAAGAAATAGCTATATCAGAAGAGAAGCTGAAGATGTACATGCAAGAGCACTCAGTCCTGACCCTGGACGGAAAGCCGCTCTGCACATGGAAATCTCAGATCAGCAACAGATTCGACCAGAAGCTATTCCAGTCAGTACACCCTGAGTTATTCGAAAAATTCAAAACAACAACGACACAACGCGTCTTCAGAATGAAGTAAGGAGAAAAAATGTCTATCAATGCACTTAAGGCAGCGGCTACCGGTAACCAAGTTGCACATCATAATGAGAAACCAACAACTCTGGCCGGACTTCTGGCAGACCCAAAAATTAAAGCTCAGATGGCTTTGGCACTTCCAAAGCACATGACAGCAGACCGTCTGGCGCGCATAGCAACCACAGAGATCAGAAAGGTTCCAAAACTTGCATCATGCGACCAAGCCAGCTTCCTGGGGGCAATTATGCAATGTGCCCAATTGGGTCTTGAACCAGGCGGAGCTCTTGGACACGCTTACCTGATACCGTTCGACAAACGCCAGAAAGTAAATGGAAGATGGGAAACCGTATCTACAGAAGCACAGCTGATTATCGGCTATCGCGGAATGATTGACCTTGCCCGCCGCTCTGGGCAGATCCTGAGTATCTCGGCTCGTACCGTACATACAAACGACAAATTCAGCTACTCATACGGCCTGGAAGAAACGCTCGAGCATTTACCTTGCGAAACAGGTGACCGCGGAGAATTAACGCACGTTTACGCCGTTGCACGACTGAAAGATGGCGGAGTCCAATTTGAAGTTATGAGCCGGGCAGACGTTGAGAAAGTTCGTGCACTGAGCAAAGCCGGTAGCAGTGGCCCATGGGTTGATCACTTCGATGAGATGGCTAAAAAAACAGTAATTCGCCGACTGTTCAAATATCTTCCTGTTTCTATTGAAATGCAGAAGGCTGTTGTTATGGATGAGCGCGCTGAAGCTGGACTTAGCCAAGATAACGCAGCTGTTATCACTGGTGAATATTCCGTAGTTGACGATGAGCGTCAACACCTGTCGCCAATTTCAGATTCAGAACGAGAAGAAGCTCGAGAATATATCATCGCGATACTTAATAGCCTGGATCCATCTGCTGAAGATGCAAAAACGATGTTCAAGCGCGCTGAAAATGAAATTAACACCATGGCTGAAAAGCTCGGTGATGAATATCACCAAAAATTCATGATGACGCTTAACGATATGCGTCCAGAATTCGAGTAACCACCACCGCGGCGCCACGTGCGCCGCACTGCAACCAAGAGAGGTATTCATGAAAGGTGCATTAGGTAAGAAAGAACTCCTGGCGGTGGTGCCACTGTCATGGAGCACTATCGACCGTATGGAGCGCGCAGGGGAATTTCCTAAACGCTGGTATATCACCGATAAACGCTGCGCATGGAACCGTGATGAAGTTGAGCGTTGGCTTGATGAACGTCAGGCAGCAAGCCCGGCAGAGTTCCAGGGTAAAAAGCCTCCTGTTCAGCAACGTGTATATCGTCCCGTGAGCAACGCTGCATGAGTGCGCTGCTAAGGCACTGGAGCAAATGGTCAGGATGGTACTTATTCCTGGCCTCTGTTTCAGCATGGCTTTATCTGCTGGCATTAATTTTCAGAGAGGGTTGGATTAAGTGAGAAAGTTAAGCCGACTTGAAAAATATCACATGAATAAGGTTTCAATGCGCAGTCCGTCAAAGATTGTCGCCGTTACTCCTGCGGCGATAGAGATCGAAAAACGCGCGATTGAAAGAGAGAAAAAAGGGCAATTCCGCATTGCCGCTCACCTTTGGCTTCAGTGTATGGATGTTGCTTCTGGTGATGTTGAACGTGCAAGGATCGCGGTTCGCAGGGACCAATGTATCACAAAAGGTAACGGCCTTCGCCGTGGCGACTATAGCGGCATAGGATGTTGTGGGGTGGTTTATGACTAAGAAATACACACTAATCTATGCAGATCCACCCTGGGTATACCGGGACAAAGCCGCAGATGGTAATCGCGGTGCCGGTTTTAAATATCCGGTTATGAGTGTGCTGGATATCTGCCGCCTTCCTGTGTGGGATTTGGCCGATGAAAACTGTCTGTTGGCCATGTGGTGGGTGCCAACACAACCACTCGAAGCACTAAAAGTTGTTGAAGCCTGGGGATTCCGTCTGATGACGATGAAGGGCTTCACGTGGATAAAATGTGGTAGTCGACAACCAGATAAACTGGTTATGGGTATGGGACACATGACTCGCGCCAATAGTGAAGATTGCCTGTTTGCGGTAAAGGGAAAACTACCTACGCGCATTAATGCAGGGATCGTTCAGTCATTTACCGCACCGCGGCTTGAGCATTCAAGAAAGCCAGATATCGTTCGTGAAAAACTTGTGCAATTATTAGGCGATATTTCTCGCATTGAACTGTTCGCCCGCCAGACGTCTCATGGCTTTGATGTTTGGGGTAATCAGTGCGAAGACCCGGCAGTGCAACTACACCCTGGATACGCGTTGGATATTGGCGGATTAACAAATGCATTCAGCAATGCTCCGCTGTCACCAACAGACATCCAGGGGCGGGAGCGTGCTGCATGAACAGGGCATCACCAGCAGATTTAAGAAAATGCCTTGAAACTGCAAGGCATGCTTGCACACAGCGGGATCAGGTTTGTTCCAATTCCCGCTGTCACTGATGCTGAATTTGCAACACTGTCAGCAATATTCGAAAACAAAATTGAATCACTGGCAGCAGAAGCAGAGATGGAAGAAAATCAGCAGAACTATTAAACGTTATTCCCCCGCCATCCACTTCTCAAACTTCGACGGGGAGAACGGAATCAGATCCGTATGCTCCCCGTCAATCCATGAATCAATCATATCGGCCCACTGCTGCAACATGTAGGCGCGCTGTCTGGCGTATTCCGCTTTGTTATATACGGCGCGCACACCTTTCTGCTCATGTGCCAGAGCCTTTTCAATCCAGTCTGAAGGATAACCAGCCTCATGCAACAACGTACTGGCTGTACGGCGCATATCATGTACAGTGAAGTCCTGAATATGCTCACCATCTTCATTTATTATTTTCACCGTTCTGTCGATCAGAGAGTTCAGCGCGGCATTAGATAATGGCTTCCGGAAATTGTAACGACCAGGAACCAGATATTCACTTCCACCAGCGCACATCTGCAACCCGACCAATATATCCTGTGCCTGTTTAGGCAGGTAAATAACGTGCGCCCGGCTTCCCTTCATGCGGTCTGGAGGAATTGTCCATGTCCATTTTTTAAAATCTATTTCATCCCACGTTGCATTGGTGAATTCGCCCTTACGAACCATAGTGATAAGCACCAGTTTTAAAGCCATTTTCATAGTGCCCATAGCACCAATGGCATCCAGCGTGCGGAAGAACAGGCCAATTTCTTCTGGTGCCAGTGTTCGCTCTCGTGGTTTAAATATGGCGATAGACGAAGGTTTAATGTCAGCCGCAGGATTAAACAAACCATGACCACGGTCATTGGCGTGACGGTATACGCTACTGATGATCTCCCTGGCCTGCACTGCTGTTGCCCGGCCACCGCGTTCGACAATCCGGTCACACAAATCACGAACCATCGATGTGGTAATTTCAGCCATCATTTTATTGCCAAGAACCGGAAGTATGTCACGGTCGATCACCGCCTGTTTCATTGCGCGGGTACTGTCAGCCAGGATGACGTGTTTCATATAACTGTCGGTATGTACCGCAAACGTCTCGGCACCACGAATCTTTTTGATACCGTCACGTTTAGCCGCAGCCGGTGACTGGCCTGCTTTAAGCAGCTTCTTTGCAGCAATCAGTTCTTCTCGCGCTTCTGCCAGGCTGATACCGTCACGCCCATACTGCCCGATTACCAGTGTTTCGCGGCGACCGTTGATACGGTAGTCATAGCGAAACGAGACCGTGCCTGACGTAAGCACAGCTACATACAGCCCGTCACGATCGGAGACCTTGTACAGTTTGTCCTGCGGCTTGAGGTTTTTTAATTTTGTATCGGTAAGCACAATTCACCCGTATAGAAACCATTTTCATGACGGTATGAGAGTATACCTTTAAGGTAATACCGTCACCTGTACCGACGAAAAATATGGTGTATAGTGAATAGAAATGAATACATAAAAACAAAAACCCTCTGTTTTTACAGAGGGTTAAATTAGTATCTGAATAGGAATGAGTTGCTATGAGTTAGCTGTTAATCATTCCCACTCAATTATTTACGATAACCATAACCAATTGAGTGATAACATTTTTCCAAATCTCAATTTTTCCCGTACCGTTTTATATACCGTCACCGGAAATCAGTACCATGAAAAATGCCATGCTATCTGGTCAAAGTGTCGTACTGTTTTTCGCAGACTCTTCCGGCTTCGGCTGCCCGGTCAGCATACTCTGCCAGTTGTCTGTTTCTCTCGAGAGATTTGCTGAGCACGTCGGCAAGCAAAACTCCGGTGTCTGCGGCTGACGACCCAGCGCCGACAATGGCGTTATACTGCCTGAGCTGCTCACGGATGGCAAAGAGTTGTTGCTGCAACCGGCCAGCGCTAGCGGCAGCATCAAGAGCATCATTGCGCGCCTGGTCGATCCTCTGCTGAGCTTCACGTTCATTGGTCACTTTCTCCTGTTCGTAGTACTGACGAACTTTGTCTTCTTCGGCTTTGCGGTCTTCTTCCGCCTGAGCATACCCGGCATCGTACTGGCGACTGCCGTGTATATTCCAGGCAACCACTCCTGATATGACCAGAACAGCAAGCACTGCCACGATAAGAAACTGTTTCCAGTATGCTTTTACGAATGCCCAGATCATACCGCCAGCACCTTACTGGCAGTGATGTACCGCGCTCGCCGGTCGTCGATGCCGTTCCGGCCACCATTGATAATCAGAGTTACACGTGCAATATCGCCGGTATACTTCATGCATCCTTTGCTGGCGAAGAACCACGCCGCGCTACGAGCCGCATATTCGTCCTGCGCCAGCAGTTCAGGGCTCTCCAGCAGGTTAACCTTCAGACCGTTTCCGCAATCACGATAGTTATTCAAACCGGTAATCTGGATAAGTCCGCGCCCTCGGTAATTCCAGCCATCACCAGGGGCATTGTTCCCCATGCGTTTGCTGTATACCAGATTTGCGATCGCGCGCTGGCGCTCAAGTGGCAATGGTGGTTCACCAGCACGGCGCCCCAGTGCATTAGCCTGCCCCTGAGTGAGACGCCCAGCCCGAACGAAGTTAGCCAGTCCGCTGACACTGTAGTTGAAATTCTCCTGCAACCTGGTGAAGCCCCCAGACTCATGCCCGACTTGAGCAATAAACATTGCCTGATCTTCTGCTTTGCTGATACCAAACTCTTTCATCGCAGAAGTTATATGCGAGAACCAGCGTGCGGCCAGTGCCTCGCTGATACCAGCAGCTCGCTGGAATTGTTTAATCTCCATGTTTAGACCTCGATACTTTAAAAATTTGAACGACGTTACCGCGCGTTTTAATAACCGCAGCCAGCATGACAGCGTTGATAATGACCTCAGATAAATCCACAGCCATTGGCGTACGTAACCAGATTGCATAGGCGACTCGAACAGGAATACTGGCCGCAGCAACAATCAGGAAATAAGCAAGCCATCCTCCCCACCTTCGATGTTGAGAGCCGTTACGCCGGAATGTGACAACGCGAATTGCTATGCCAGTGCAAATAACTGCATTGGTGATAAGCAAAAAAAACTCATGCGTTACCATCGTCTTTTCTCCCCGGAATTAACTCGCGTGGATTATCGGAACGGTGATAGAGCCATATACCAATACGCACAGCGACAATTGCTGACACGAATGCGCCTGCAGAGAAAACAATCCCTTTTTCAAAAGAGTCCTGCGTGATGGTAGGGATCAGGCTGGCTATGCCGATAAGAATTGATGCTGCTGGTTTGTAAAAGAGAAGGCCGCAAAGAAAGCTGAGCATCGACAGGAGCACCCGGCGACGGATGGGGTACTCTACTGCAGAGGTAACAAAAATTACCGCCCCAGCCAAAGCCCCTAAAGCAACCTCCGGAGGGGCACCTGCAATAACCGCAGCAAGAGAACTAAAACTAAGCAACTGATTTAATTGCTCACTTGTTACTTGAGCAGACATACTTTCTCCTGTTTACTATCTATAAGCCAGTCAATTATTGATGACTAAACCCGCATAGTAAACCATATATGAATCATTATTGTTCCATATCATATATCTCAATAAAAGTACTAATGATTTTACAGAACGAGCCAGCAGAGTGGGGGCAGTTGTACAGGAACCATAGACTTAATTTTGTATTTAATAATGCTATGGTGTAATAAACCTGAACATGTATTTAAAATACGTACTGATTCATGATAGAATTCAAAGATAACTTTTCACAAACTCCGTTTTTGATACCCGCAAAATATTGCGGGCTTTTTTTTAACGTTCTTCCAGAGACTGAATCCGCTCTTTTATCTTATCCATTTCTCTGCGCTGCCATGCTGCCTCGATATAGAATAAGAGATCAGGTCTGACCCCCCATCTAGATCCTGCTGGCGTTATTTCAACGCGCTCAATGATGTCTTCCATTACCATCACTGGATTATCATCCTCATCAACAATGATGCTCCCGTCATTATCAGTCAGCGGCATTTCCCTTTGGCCAGTAATGACGTCATCATATACTGCGGGATAATCGTCATAGCAAAGAAAGGCATAGCGGCATGTTGTGCTTTCTTCTTCCATGAGTCCGTGAGAAATAAGAACATCACGAAGTTGCTGCGCGATTACACCATGATGTATCCTCGCCCCTTCTTCCCCCTTTATAGCGACAGCGTTCAGCCATTTATAAGCGATATACCTGACGTCACCCCAGGCATCCAGCAATGCTTCGTCAGGAGAGACCGGCTCTGTCTTTAATGTTCCGTCACTGGTAACCACAGGATTGGAGCCAAGATAAACTGTCGAGAACCTGTTTCCCGGACCACCAAGAGCATTTACATTATCAAGATAAGGTTTAACATCTCCGTTCTCAAAAAGATGTTCGAGTGCGTTATATACCGCGCGACGTGGAGTACTGCTTCCGGAACCATGCAACGTTATCATTGCACCATCTGCTGAAGACGTTGTTTCACCGCCGCTAACGATTAATCTCTGAGCGGTAACATCATCAGACGGTACTTTCTTCGCAATAATGGCGTAATTACCCTCAAGTTTGACTTCCGCGCGAACTTGTCCTGATGTACCTGCATGGACAGTCAGTGACTGGACGGCAACATCATCTGTGAAATCAACGGGTACAGGAACCGTCCTCACGCCTGACGTCGACATAAAAGTAGGAAGCGTTCTGTTAGGAGTGGCTCCGTAGACAAAATCCCTTGAAACAAATTCTTCCTGTTTAATTTTCACCCTGAAACAATACAAATCAGCCGGGTGACCATCGTGAACATAAGGATATTTTCTGTTGTTATCCCCTATGCTCCATGGGTTTAGAAAGTCTTCCCCACCGAAAATGTAGTACAGCCAGTTGTCTTTGATACAAACTGAACCAACACCAACTGCAGAGTTAACTATTCCGCCCTGATAAATCTGATCAGTAACATTAACCCACTCTACATTATCCAGACTCCACTCATTGACGTTAACTCTGGTCATAAATGTTCTTGGATAATTTCCTGCATAACGGTTATCAGGTTCTCCTCCTTCCCACTCACCAAATGCGCGCTCACTGCCAAAAATAATCAGCTCATCGCCAACTTTGGCAAAAGGAAGGTTTGAGTGATGAACATTATTTGGGAAGCGAAGAGAATTCCATGATGTACCTAAATCAGAGCTTCTGTGCAATGAACTACCGGGTTGAGTACTTAATGTCCCCCTGGTCGTCAGATACAGAATGCCATCATAATATTTTACACATGGCTCAGATGCATTCGCCTCATATTCTGCAGGTATGCGTCTGCGAACAAAGCTACCAGGAGAACCGAAAGCATCAGAGAAATAGAGTATCCCAAGCTCGCGTGGACCAATATCACCATTATGGTAGCCAACAGCAAAACTGTTATCGCTAATCGTCGCAAAACTGTGAATCTCAGTAACAGGAGTGCTTCCGTCAACAAAAGAAGGAATAGTTCCAAGACTGGTTTTTCTCCATGGTGACGAGTGAAATGATGTACCAAAACTCCAGTATCTACCCTCGTTATTCTGATCCACATCCTGGGTATTTTGCGTCGTAACTGTAAAAGTATTTTTATCAATAACAGTAGTCACCGTCATATTCCCGGTAACACCTGTAACACCAGAGTTTGAGAAGTTGACAAAATCACCAGCAAATAATCCGTGATCAGTAATGCGAATATAAGCGACTTGCTGATTTGCTGCTTTCGTTATACCACCATAAGCGCGAAGGCTGCGACTCATTGGGCGATCCCACAACTCTGCAACCTGCAGTTTATTTCCGCTCACGGTCCGCGTCTCAATTACAGCAAAAAGGCGATTTCTGACAACCCCCATACTCATGCAGTGATAGTTAACTGTGGGATAGTTTTCATGTAAATCTGTAAGCCATTCCGGCGTTGTCCAGGTCTTCCCGTCATCTCCTGAGCGAACCCATGCAACATGGAGGTTATTTACACCATGGCGGTCTCCAGCCATAAAAGGCGCATAGATGACATTGTCATATACAAACGTTTTATCCTGCGTCCAGGCGTTGTACCACGGTGTATCTGTAATTTTAAATAACTCTCCCTGGATAAAATCTTCAGAAGCATAAAAAAGAGGCTGGCCCGGTATTCTCTCAAATAAAAAACGAGCATTTTTAAATCGACTGACATCCGGAAGAGTTGATACTTTAAAAGTAAGCCCTAATCCGTCAATTTTATAACCTGGAGATGAGGCTTCAAGGCACGCGCTTATTGCAGTGGAATCGTCATTTATACCATCACCAACAGCTCCAAAATCTTTGGGGCTAATAGCATCACGCATTTTATCCTGGAACGTTCGGTACACAGCCCCAGAACCATACTGAATAAACCAACCAAAACCACCAACAACCCCGGCGATTGCAGCATCGACATAATTACGCATTGAGCGATTATTTACAGCGTCCTGCTCAAATGATGGATCTGCAAGGTTAGAAATTTTGTTTTGCTTTGCATCGTAATATTTTGCAAGCAAAGATGGTTTCATCAATGCACGTCTGAACCACCCAAAACATTGCTGGATCAGCATCGTCAGGTAGTCAAAGGCATCTTCATGCACTTCGGGGAAAAATTTTCCCTGATTGCGAAGGTCTGTCTCCTGCACTACATCAAGCACACGATCTATCGTAATTCGCCATCCAGTAGCAAGCGGAGACGGAAGAACCACAGAACCGCCACTATAAGTGCCCGCCCCAGTTACCGTATAACCGGTATCCAGAACCAATTCTGTTACGTTTCCGTTCAGGTCAGACACCTGAACAACCAGGTCTGATTTTCTGAAAATTCGAAAAGTATACGGAAACGATGTCGTAACGCCGTTACCGGTGTATTCGTTGTGGTCAACTTCGGTTGAGACCGTCATGTTAAATCTCCAGATAGTCGCAGCACCCGTTGCGCCGCATATCTGGTTATTCTATTACCTGGAAAACCACATATGGATAGAAAGGATGTAAATACGAATAGATATTACCTTTCAGGTAATTTGCAAAACGTGCTGGATAGCAAACAAATTATTTGATACTGTATAAATATACAGTTATTGCATGGAGAAGATAAGATGCAGCAGTATCACTATCCACTGGAAGACGGATTTACCGAAAGGATTCACACGCCGGGAGGCGTCAGGTCACTGGTGGAGGGATCGCACTTGATGAAATTACTCCGGGATCTCGATAAGGATGGATTTAATGTCGATGGCCCACTTGCCGAACTGACTGCACTGATTAACTACGTCACCAGCTCACAGATGTCTATGCAGGATCTGCAAACACATCTCGACTATTGTGCCGAACAATTACGAAAACAAACCCGGTAAATTTAAAGGCCGCGAAAGCGGCCTGTGACATGTCACGCTCACGTTATGACAAGCCTATGTACCCTGCTACACCAGATAATATCATAATAACTGCAACAGCAAATTCGCCATCGTCAATGATACATTTACGGTTCATAACGCCAAGTGCAACAAGCGCAAACACAACAAGAATAAAAGCAATCATTTCTCATCCTTATTGCGGAGTGACATCCTGTGGTCGCCACCAGTATGTCTGGTTAAACTCTTTCTTCGAACGTTGCTCCATTTTACGCAAATAACCTGGTGAAAAATACTCCTGCATCTGGTTAAAGATCATGTGATCGAGAGCCGCCTTCAAGTACCAGAGATTCGCACCTGGCATCAGACCTTTCCCCAGCTTAACCAGATCACCACCAGTCTGCTCACTCTTCCCTTCCACAGCATTTAACGGTATGCCCTGAGCAATCTTCACTACGTCATCAACCAGACCAGCTACCGGGCCAAGCATCGACGCCAGCGCGCCGCTTCCGTACCTAGTGTGATCTGACAATAAAAAGTCACCGTAAAGGCCAAGACCACCACCTTTCAGTAGAGCACCAAGCCAAAATTTAGCAGCATCTTCTCCTGTCATCTCGCGAGGATTACGACCAGACGCAAGGTCGTTAAGTTGCTGCGACAAAGCGCCAAGAATGGTCGTACTGGCAATAAACGTCGCAATATATGCCGCACGCCCACCAGCAGACGGCATACCCATAGCGCGTGACCAGTGACGCATAACCACCGAGATAGGGAACGATTTAAACAGGAAAACACTTCTCGTTAATTCACCTTTCCATGTTCCACGCTGAATACCAGAACCGGTTATCAGTTGCTCACGTGCTCCCGGTGTAATAACAGCCATATCAACTTCTTCAGTTACGGCACCGAGCAGTTTACGCATTGCCTCAAATTTCACGCGTTCAGGCTCACCAAGATGTTTAACTGCTGAATCAGGGATACGCATAATGCTTTCCGGTGTCAGCATCGTATTATTACCGTTCCCCCAGTCCTCCTGTTTCGCCAGCTTCCATACGCTCCAGTCTGTGTCAGTAATCCCTTTGCTTTTCAGGATACGAAAATCAGAGTCATCGAGGCTACGAAGGTCTGGTGTACGTGACACTACTTCTCCCAGGCTTCCCATCATGGTTACGCCATAGGCGCGCTTGTGCGCATCTGACCATGCTGTAAGCCCACTGGCACGCATTACCGCCGTTGCCGCCCAACGAGACACTGACGGCCCCATATTATCCATCGCCCAGCGGTTAACGCTGCCAAGTAGAGATTCCATCGCCAGACCAGCGCGGCGCGCCCGCGCAAGTTCTGTACGGTTCGTTGGGTCCATAGCTTCAAGCTGGTTGCGGAATAACTGGTTCATTGGAAGGTTGGTAACCTTCGCAGACAGATACATGGTTCCAAGATCAGAGAACGATGACAGCAACGCGGATCCGAGTCTGCTGGCAACCAGCCAGTTGCGGATATTGTCAGACCATCGCGCGATGTGCGGATTCGCTACAGGCTGTGTCTTTCCGGAAATAAAGTTGTACAGATTCTCTGTGTTGTTCGCCAGCCGCTCGACTTTACCGGTTTTACTCGGGTTAGCTGTTGCCGTTTCTGCCTTCACCTGATCAAGAAGAGAGCGGAAAACATGATCGGGGTTTGGGCCATATGTTTCCACCAGTGCAATATCTTTACTGATACCTTCCAGGTGACCGACCATGATTTCCCATAGAGAGCGATCGCCATAAAGTTGCTGATATTGCAGATAGGAATCTGCATCTTTGAAATGTATCTGTCGTGATGCATTACCACGGTTAGCACGTGCGCCGGAAATTCGCATTCCGGTATCAGTAAGCTTATTCAGCCCACCAGTAGCGATCGTGTTATAAGCCTCTCCAAGAAATGAAGACAACTCGGCATCGTTCATCAGTTGTCCATCGGCTCGGATATAATATTTGCGATCCAGCTTACCTATAACATCGCTAACCCACTTATCCTTTGATACTGCCCCAACCTTTTCCATAGAATGATGTTGAGGGATCCCCCAGTTTTCGAGATAGCCAATGTCCCCACCAGCATCATTAAACCGGCGGCGCAGCAGCTCTGTAACTTCTCTCCACGCCTTAGCACCGTTTCTTGCTTTAGCATTGCCAGTATTTTGCCCCCGCATTTCATATACCAGGTCACGTACGCCCGCTTCATCTTCAAACAGACCAAAAAAGCGAGGATCAACTGCTTCGAATGCCTCCTGCAATTGACTCAATGCATAATCACGGGTGGCTTTTGTTCTGGATTCAACAGAGAGGAAATTAGATTTACCGTCTGCATTAAAAGCTATAGTACGGTTAAGAGCGCCAAGTTTCCCATCAGCCCCTTGATAGCTATTGATAAATTTATCCAATCTCTGACGCGCGGCTATAGTGAGAGCCACACGACGTTTCTTTAATGCCGCTTCTCGCTGTAATTCTTCAGATGCCAATTGTGCTGCTCGATATAGCCGCTCTGATTCGGAAAGTTGTCTCCACGACATCGGGTCATCACGAGCAATGGAGCGCATATTTCGATAAATGCGGTCTTCAATGTTCTGTATTTCTCGCGCCGTTAACGTGCGCTGCGCCGCCTGCTGGACCGCTTGTATACATTCCTGTCTCATTTAATTTAACCTCTCAAGAAACACGCCACAGCGACATCAAACAGGCTGGAATCCTGTATTGCCTGCTCACTTTCCCTGTTCGCTTCATCCAGTACTTCACGCGCGCTGCGCGATTGTGGATTACCATCATCATCCAGCACGGTGATTATCATGTCCGGATATTCAAGCAGCGAGTCTTCAGCTATACGCAGATCAATATCTCCTGCCGGATCTGCCATCATTTTTTGTTCTGTCTGTTGCAATATCTTACCGGGATCAAAAGGAGCTACTTCGTCTGGCGTCCTGACCTCTGCTGTTTTATAGAATGAAACAGCCTGAGCATTAAGTTCACTTTCTGCCTGCTGTCTCCGAGCCAGTTCTGCTCGAGCTTCAAAAAACTGACCGCCAGGCTCATGCGGTGCCAACGCGTTACGGGAAAATTCCAGGCGTTCTTGTGCCTGCCGGATTCGTTGGTCAATATCCCGAAGTCTGGCCTGTTTATCTGATCGAGCACGAGACAAAGCTTTACCGCTACCGGCTGGATCTTCTGCAAGAATTTGTGCGCGCTGTTCAGTGAGATTTTCAATAATTCGTTGGCTATTAGCGATTTCAGACTGGTAAACCTGTCTATCGCCACGCGGCAAAAGCTGCGCGGCCTGTTCTTCAAGCAACCGATTTTCTATAGCGCGCGCCGTTACTCCATCATCTACAGATGACAGAGCCTCATTAACTGCCTGAGACAGCAGACTCTTGCGTCCAGGAATTTCACTGAAAGATGCAGACTCAACAATGCTGGCAACGTCTACAGGTCTCCCCTGGCTAACATCAGACATGGCTTTTCGCAGAGCCTGAATGTGCGAATTACGCGAAAGCACGTTGATCGGCACGCCGGGAGCAATATCAATTTCAGCATGATGAGCGGCATTCGCCGCCAGTGCAGCATCGATATCAACTGGTGAAAAATTTGGTGCGCTTGTAGACTCGCCGCGAGAGTTAATAAATCTGCCGACACCACCAAACGCCACCCCAAGAACAGCATCAATAGCAATTGCCTGTCGATCCAACACATCATACTGGTTAGCCATTTCGCTATAGCCACCATCACGAAGCGTTTTTGCAGTAAGCCCACGCTGTGCCATACCGAACGCAATATTTGTACCTGCGGCATAGGCAATATCTGGCGTTGCACGTACTGCTGTTGCTGCGGCGCGTCGCACTGAACTTTCACCCGTCCGCGCAAGCTGAGCCGCCACACCTTCCGCCAGCGCACCACCAGCACGTAACCCGAGGCTCATAGGGATCAGTGTTCCGGCACCAGCAGTAATACCCTGCACTAATCCCGCTTCCTGCGCCGTCCTGAAATCAACACCCTGTGCTGTAAGCCGTTCAAACTCAGAAAAACCCTGTAGAGAAGTTACCGCCGCAGCACCTCCGACCGGACCACCGAGCGTTGTACCGACAACAGCCTGCCCGCCCATATCGAACAACCCATAAAGGACCTGCCCGGCGGTTCCGGTTGTCGCGGCATCAGGCGTCAGCCGCTTAACCTGCTGCTCTGCTAGTTTTCTCTGCTCAGCAATGTATGAAACTGAAGTGTCATTGATCGAGGTGTTTTCGTTAACAAACTGAGCAATCGGGGATACGATTTTATCCATCCCTGCCCATAGCAACTGATCTGGCTTTGCCACCAGCCCGGAGTACAAACCAGACAATGCCGCTCCTACAGCATTGTCGAAAAAACCAACATCGCTGTTAAAGCCAGCTGGATTTGATGCTGCTTCGTCAAGCTGCTGATTCTGGTTTACTGGATTAAGGCCAAAGTAACTCATTGCGGAATATCTCCGGAGAATCTCTGACGCTTCTGTGTCAGATTAAGAACAACGGGAGAACCATCATCTTTCAGCAGATAACCAGTACCAAGTTTCACCAGGTACTGACTATCGCCGTAACTTTGCAAACCATACTGACCAGGCGGTGTTTTTATCCCGGAGCCGACAACTTGTTCATTCCAAGCCTGATTAACCTGCTTATCGAATTGCTCTGCAGACATTCCCCACGGCAAAAGGACATTCCCCATTCCGTTATAGTCATGCACGCCACCTGTAGCTACGTTAACAGCCTGTTTCCAGACATCATTGTCAATTTCGCCTGATACCACGCCTTTTTTCGCCATCACACCAGCGTAATAATCCTTTGCGATCTCGTATGCCATTGATGCGCCCTGAGCGTCACCAGCAAATGCATCCTTCACCATGTCAGAAAACTCAAGGCGAAGATCAGCATCTTTAGGCATCGGAATACCTTTCGCATCATCAGTACCTTTACGAGCCGCCGCGCCAGCAAGAATTGTCTGCGCAGCGGTTTCAGGAGACACGGAAACATCCGGATTAAACCAGTTTTTTTCTGCCAAAATACCACCAGGCTTATCCATCAGTATCCCGGCAACGGCAGCAGATGGAGCGTTGGCACTGATCTGCTGTAGTGCTGACATATACACCTGCCCACCACCAGTGCTCTGCCTGATGGTATCGAGATATGCTGCCTGTTGGGAAACTGGAGCATCACGAAAGAAAACACCGATCTGATTGGCCTCGTCTTTGGAAAAGAACGTCAGTGGAGTGCCATATGACTTAGCAAGGTCACTGACCTGAGCGGCACGCAAGGCAACGCTCTGTCCAAAGTTATCCTTATTGCTCATGTCGATAGGCTTTGCCTGTCGGGAGGCAAGAGAGAACTGCACAGGATCCGACTGCCGCTGCTTTATCACCTGATTTGCAGCCGAAACAACGTTGTCATAAAGAGTTGCGCGTGCCGCATACCCCTCCCCTGTATCACCAGTATCCGGGCGTAATTGCTCAACATATGCTGTAATGCTGCTTGTCGGCATGTTGCGGAAAGAGCCTATATACTGTCCGGCGATCTGCGTATTCTTAAACTCGGTATATCGCAGGTTTCCTTCTCTGACTCCATAAGCTGCAATAAAATCATCCTCACCAGGTGGGTTAGGAAATTCAATGCCACGCATATACGCAGCCGTCGCATCGCGAACCCGGCTGTCGAGCATCGTTTTATATTCAGCCTGCTGTTGTCTGGCTAGTGCATCAGTCTGTCGCAACACGCTGGCCTGATCTGATTCACTTAAAGCATCGAACCAGGCTACACCGGTATAACGTTTATTTTTTGTCGGTAGCTGAGAAAGCCCCAGCGCAGCACTAACACCTGCAGTTAACTGCTGATCACTGTATGGCTGGCTACCGTTTTCATGATGGATAATGGCTGCACAAAGCGCCTTCAGGGTATCAGGATTTGATGCATCGAGAGGCTCATCAGCAGAAACGCCAAGTTGTTCGCACACTGCTTTGATATACGACATAGTGTCATTTTTATCAGTAGGCGGTGCCCAGCGATTAATTATCTCGCTGACGGTATCAATACCCTGCCGCTGATACGACATCAGGTTCCGCCCTAATGCACGAATACCGTGTTCAGGGGTTTCGAATTTGGCAAAGCGACCATCATCACCAGTCTGCCCAACCCACGGATTAGTTTTGCTGTATTCAAGATTGCCGGGGTTATTGTTGCGTATACCGCGGGTACGATCGGAAGAGCCACTATCTGCTACAGCACGGCGAGAACCAGCAGCAGTATCGCTTAACTCGCCGTTTTGCTGTCTTACCTGAAGATAGTTTGCTCCAATAGCATTTTGAGCAGTTGCTTTTGCTGTTGCTTCTTTAAACTCGATTTTCTTGGCCTGGATTTGCTCGTCACTCCAGCCATGTGCAATGCCGTAATCCTCAATTTGCTGGAAAGTTTGCTTATTAGCCAATACGTATGCGGCGTTGTCGCCATACAATGCTGCGGCATTTTTACCATTGTTCAGCAGCGTAGCCTGAAACTGGCCTTCTTCGTAGGCATTTATTTGCCCTATCTCGTGCCGCCCGGCCTGCGTAGTGAACTGAATGCGCTGCTGCTGCGCCTGCTGCATGAAAGCATTACGAGCCTGTTCATCCGGCAGCGACATAGCCAGTTGTTCGACCTGAGCATCAAACTGCTGCGTATACTCCTGACCTTTTCCAATAGCATTTTTCCCTTTCAGGTTAAGCAAACCTGTTTCAGGGTTATTCAGCAGATCGCTGCTTATCTGGCTTAAGCTAAGAGAAGCATCCTGAGCCATAGCAACATTCGCACGCTGTTTTGCCTGCGCAATAATACCTGCATATTGCTCTGCAACATCGCCAAGTACATCACCGACATTTGGTGTCTGAAACGATGAGAATCCCTGCGTCGAAATCCCTCTGCTCTGAACCTGACGGCCCGATGTTGTTGGTACAACTGGCATCTTATTATCCCCTTATCGACCGGTTGGAGTGCCAACAGCAGCAGAAATCGGCGCAGCCTTCTGAGAGAACGGGCTCCACGTTCCGCCGCCCATCTGGTATGCACCGTATGCTTTTAGTGGTGCCGTTAACAAAGTGCTGGTCATCGATGATTTAGCAGCCGACTGAGCAGCAGCCCCCTGTGCCTGAGCATTCATTCCCTGAACCTGATACCCATATGCCTCACGCTGAGCATTATTCACTGTCGTTAACGCATCAAGAGTGCCGAACTGAGCATTATCCGCAAAAACGTCAAGAGCTGTTCCGCTACTTAATTCCGCACCGGTAGCCCCCATAGTGGCCGCCGCAGTGCCTGAGCGTTGACGCATTTCACGACGACGCTGATCCGCTTCAATATTCCCACGATTGATTGAATCCTGTGCCTGAGCTTCAGCAATTTCAGCATTCCGATCAGCTATGGCTGACTGGTATTTTGCCTGCTTGCTCTGGCTGTACATTGACGCGGCTGTGGATGCCACTGTGACGGCAACCAAAGCGATGGCTGGGTTACACATTATTTTCTCTCCATGTGAAATCTGTGGAAATTAAGACCAAGAGCACCATAAGGCGCGGCTTCTTCAAGCCTGAATCCAAGCCAGTGCAGCCATGCTTTGGCAACATGGTTTCGCTCGTCGACGTAGTTTTCCAGGCGCGGATAAACTGCCAGCATCTGCTGCAATACAGGGCGGCAGTGGCGAAGAAATGTCTTCTGATATTTTTCAATACGGCTGGTTCCTACCAGCCAGGGCGTACCATTGCCACCGATCATTGACGCCGGAGATACGCCAAACATGGTTACCAGTTCTCCGTTCGCAAATCCTGACCAGGCCATAGTCGCAGTACGCAGACCAACACGCAGCGCATCTTCGGTAGTCATCAGTGATACCGCATACAGTTCGTCAATATCAGCCTGACGAACATCCGGCAAAATCATCTGAAGATGCTCTTCGGTTGCGGGAATAATTTGAACATTGATCATCAGAACCCACCAACAGTAAGGCGAGGAATAACGGCAAGAACAGACAGCGGCAACGGATCAAGCTGACGGATTTTTACACGTCCGTTTTTGCCCCAGTTACTGTCCAGTTTCACTTCTACTTTTCCGGTAGCATCATCAACAGGATCATCGTAGAACTCGAATTCACGCTGTGGATATTCGTACCATTTACCGCCGGGCGTAGTCGCCCAGATGCCGCGACTGGCATTCACAACCAGAGTAACGGACGGGATCACCTGTTTTTTGTCCAGCAGCGTTTCCTGTCCGTTAATGTTGATATCCAGTGTTTCGAATTCAGCAGTTATTGGCAGGCCGATGTGCACTACAGCCCCCGGTGATTCCAGCGTGACGGCACATCCGGAAACCACTTTCTGTGGTTCCACGTTCGCATCAGAGAGAATGTTTACGGTCTGGCCTTCAAGATGAGACAGGCCTCCAAATGTCCGGCGCGCCATCTGCCAGTTCGTGGTGGCCACATTCCTGAGGGATGGCGGGACGTTCCTGTTAGCACGAACCACTACAGCGGTATTGCTGGTTACAGAAATAATGTCGCAACGTAATTCTTTTGACACCTCATCGCCAGTATCAGGATCAGTTCCGGTATAAGGGAACTGTAGTTGCGCGCCGACATCACTACTGGTGAAGTACGCACCACCAGAAACACTGATTGTATATTCCGCGCGGTAATCCCATTCGCCAGAACCACCAGTGATGATCATCGTTCTGTCAGACGTATTTCTTCCATCATAGCTAAGGCCAGAATCAACAAAGAAAGCATCTTCATCGCTGGTAAATAAACGGCTGGACAGTCGCTCGATGTATCTCACTGTTTGCCCGTTAACGGTTCGGTTAACGACGAAATACACCGCATCTTCATTGCCTTCGCTGATACTGCATGTGCTTTCATATTTTCCGGTACTGGATTGTGGTGCCCATGCAAAAACCTGCTGATCACGCAAATAGGTCATCACCAGTAATTTACCGTCATCACGGATGCAGAAGGCGCTGGAGTAAGGGACTATTGAGAAGCACCAGTCAACAATGCTGTGCTTCTGAAAAAGATGATTGGCAAGGATAGTAAGGTCGTTCCCCTGATAGCCGTCAACATCGAATGAGTAGGCCAGATCACGGACAACACTGCCTTTCTCCTGGACGAACAGAGCAATATTCGCCACGGCAATTGGTGGGACATTGCTCGAGCCATTTGATCCCTGAGAGCTGAATGCAAATGATGATGGGGTAAGCACTTTGTTCTGGTCGCCAGTGATGACGTACTCACCTCCGGAAGTCAGCGCCACCAGCGAACCAACATCAATCAGGTGACGGATCTCATTAACCTGACGCCCGGCATAGGTGTAGATAATTCTGTCGTCATCCTGCGTAGGATTGCTTTTGCCAAAATCCTTATAATCCCCAGTACGGCTGGCCCAGATAGTCTGAGGGAACGCAGTCGATGCGGCGAAGTAAAGACGCTGTTGATAATAAACAACAGTGCCAGGATAACCATTAACACTGTTCCAGGCATATTTAGCCCATTTATAGCTGGCATTATCCTCGCCAACGACCTGCGAAGGGATATAGGAAATCACCTCGGCAGTTGCAGTAGTGCCATTTGCAGCAGTGATACGGGCAATGCCAAAACCACTGTGCAGATACTCCCACTCAATGCCAGTATCATCATCACCGGATCCGCCCCAGCCATCCCATGATGTGCCTTCTGTATGCGAAGGGCGCAAAGTACCTGTTTTGCCTGCTGTAACGGCGCGATAGTAGTTACTGTCTGCACGGCGAATATCGCCAATCGACGTACTCTTACTGGTTTCCCATACAGGTACTGAATCCACTGCAGGCTGTTCCAGATAGAACAATTTGCCTACCTGCTCCGCGCCAAAAATAGAGACGCTTGCCGTTAACGTAATTGTCCCGGTGCTGGCGCTGGCATAAACCGTCACTGACTCATCAATATTGATATCTTCAAATGGCCCGTTCTTCGTTACCACATCAACCAGTTGCCAGTTGTCATGCGCATAGCGACGCAACTCTTTCGGCGGGTATGCCGGATGAACAAGCGTAAGCACGTCTGCGCTTTGCGTGAATTTAATTCGGAACAGATCGGCTTCAGTATATGGCGTGGCAATTTCATAAATAACATTGCTGCTGTTCAGCACCAACGCACCATCTTTGATAACGCGCATGTACTGGTGTCCGAACTCCAGAGCATAGGTCTGAACCGTCGAGAACTGGAACGGGATCAGGCGGCATTTCCGATTTGGGTATTTGGCGGCACCGACAAAACGCGTACCAGGTCGATTCTCAACGCCGCCATACTGCCGCACGATAAAGTTATCGCACTTGCGCAATGCCACCTGGTACTTCGCCATGTCGATACGTCCGTACAACGACGGTCCAATCTCACCACCAGCAAAGCTGGGCTGGATCCAACTGATAGCCATCAGGACAACCTCGCAATGGTAAACTCGTCAACCGGTGGCTGTGGTTCCTGTGATTCATTCTGGCTATGCGAGCCAGCACTAAGAATCACGCGATTGTACATATTGAGAGCAAATGTACCGAGATCCGCATTCCCAGTCAGCGCCATGTTAATGGCTGCCGCAAGACGCCAGGCCAGCGCCTCCATAAAAATGGCATCAAACATGTTTACATCTGAAACGCGAGAGACATACTTGAGCCATGCCTGAGGCTGGTCTGTGTAGATCAACTTTCCTGTTCCGTTGGTGTCTGCACCAACTTCGTACTGAACGCGCATTGCTGCTGTTGGATTGCGTACACCAGGAAGCATAATTTCAGTAATGCGCAGACAATCTGACGGGTACTGGTACGCATATTCCCAGTCAGGCGGTGGATTGCTCGTATCTGCAAGCGCCACGCGTTTGGTAGCAAAGTTCCAGTCAAAATCAGAAAGCACAGCATCACGGCAGGCCTCAAAGTGCAGCGAACATTCCCCCGCTTCCTTGCTGGCTTCCGTCAGGCTGTTAATGCTGCGGCTGTTGCCAATATTGGACAGCGCACGATTACAGATCTCTACTACAGAGGCCATCACTCACCTCCGTTACCGTACAGAGTTTCAGCCGCTGATTTTTCTACATCCCCGGAAACAGGAGCGATCGCCATATCAGTGATCTGCAGATCGGCGCTGCGATTAACACCATCGTCAGTTTCTTTGGCAGACAGGCCTCGAATAACAGCCTTTGCAGTTATCATCACTTCTGTTCCGACGCCCTGAGGTTGCGCCTTCAGCTTATTCAATGTGTCGTTATTAAGAGTGATGCACAGCCCCCACGGGTATTCATCGCGAGTTCTGGTTTCTCCGCTCTCATCCTGGTAGCTGTCAGTGCCGGTTTTGAGGTTTACGAGTTCCATATACACTCCTGCAATAAAGGGGCCGAAGCCCCTTGTCTGATCCGCGAGGCTTACACGCCCAGTTCTTTACGCTTATCTGCGATCTTCTCGCGGAGCGTTTCGGCTTTGGCGTTATGGTGTGGCTTCTCGTTAAAGAGCAATTCGTACTCTTCACGGAGCTTATCCAGTTCACCATCATCTGACACGTCGTTGATGATTTTGGTGCTGGTTGCTGCCATTGACACCTTTCCTGCAACTTTTGCTTTTGCCTGTCTGGCTGCATCGTTAACAGGTTCCAGTGCGCTACCAGGCTCACCTTCGTATTCGATTTCTGCCCCCTCCGGCCACAGAGTGTTATGGATATGAGAGAGGCGCAGAACGCGGTATCTTGGTTTCTCACCTGACATCGATATCACCTTAACCAGTTACTTTTGAGCGGATCGGATACGGCGTATTGGCATCAACATCAAGACTGATACCAGCAGTGAATTCGCCAGCCGTTAGTGGGCCAGTTGCGACGGAGTAGTTAACACGCAGATATCGCTGAACACCGGCAGGCACCTTTGCAGAAACAACTCGTTTACCTGCTGTCAGGGCGGTCTTTGCCAGTGCGCCACTATCATAAATAGTGGTCCATGATCTGTTATTCTCACTCGTCTGCAACTGGATGTTTACAGTTGCATCACCGCTTGCTGCGGCGGCTGTGTTAACCAGCGCCCAAAACTCAAGCGGGTAACCCACGCCGATATCACGACGTTTTCCGTCAATTGGACCGAGATCGATTACGTCAGTAGAAGCCGCGGTATTCGTAACCGCCTGAGCTTCGGAGAACATCAACAGTTTGTCGGTGATCATCTTCTTTCTCCATTAGTGGGTCTGTTACGACCCACAGGTTAATAACAGGCGTTACACCACGCGGGCTTCTGTTTCCAGAAGCGCATCAGTTTCACGGATTGGTACACCACGGAATGAAGTCCACCACTCGCCTTCTGTCTCTTTTACGCTGATAGCCAGAGATGTTTTCTCCAGAGACTGCAGATCAAGAGCCTGGCCTACAGTGCGGTTCATGTAGAACACCGGGCGGCCCATGCCACGGTTTGGAATGCGATGTAGTGCTTTAACCATCAACTTCGCAATATTTGCGGCAGAGGATGGTTCTGAAAGATTGCTGACATCGATGTTTGCAATGCGAACAACATAACGCCAGTCACGCAGAGCAAGTCCGTTATCCCATTTGTAATGGGTGCGATAGCCTTCGTACTTGCCGCCATTAGCATCTTCCAGTGTCACCTGGCCTTTATCTTCCATCTGGATGCCAGCCTTCTGCCCTTTCGGGAAGATGCCATGCACGGTGTTTTCGCCCCACACCACTAACCAGATTGAGGTGTTATCTGTACCCGTGCCACCAGCATCAATGATGTTCTGAGCATTACCCGCAGACAGGCTGGAATAGCGGGAGGACAGTCCCATAAACTGCTGAGGGTTAACGCTGGAATCACCATAAAACAGCGTCTGCGCCATCTGCTGATTCATCGCTTCAATAAATGCGCGGTCTTCAGACAGGCGGAATTCGGCGGTATTGCCGTTCAGATCAGCCAGTGACTTATCGACTTCCGCATAGGTTTCCAGCATGCCAACGGAATCGGTTACCTGCACTGTGGTTGATTTGCTTGGCTGTACGCCATAGTTCAGCAAACGCCAGGTAGCTGAAGGTAAACCAGAACGAATGGTGGTTCGGTGTCCGGTAGGAAGGTTCCCTTCGACAAAAGGCATATCCTGAAGGATCGGGTTAGTTTGACCGAGAAGCTCGATAATCTTATCGACTTTCCCGTTTGGATCGACGCGCTTACCCCAGTCAGCCAGCGTTAGCGCAGTTAAGCCTTTAACAGCCATTGTCATTTCCTCTCTTATTTGCCATAGAGCACTTCGGCCGCACTACGCTGGCCTTCATTACCACCGGTGACCATGCCATCTTCAGACATCGCCTTTCCGATTTTCACGAACGTTTTGACCAGATCAGGGTGATTACCCAGCCCGGTGGTGTTCAGATATTCTTTGAGTTCAGGTGTCCCGAACTGGTCAAGCGCACGCTGTGCGGCGCTAAGGTTAGAAATCAACTTGTCGCCACCGATTTCTTTGTCGGCTTTTACATCCGCAGCCCACTGCTCGGTTGTTTTCTGCCAGGCTTCTGCCTGGCGCTGCTGAACACCTGCCAGAATCTTCGGATAAGCATCAACCAGCTTTTGCGCTTGCTCGTTGGTCAGGTTTAGTTCTCGCGCCACCGGCTCGAATTCCTTCAACGCTTCTGTATCCAGCTCTACGCCTTCGGCAGCCTGAAACTCGTACTTTTCAGGCGCACCCTCTGGTTTATCGCCGTCCTTTTTTTCATCCTGCTTATCGTTTTCAGGCTTTTTGTCATCAGCAGGTTTATCGCCATCAGCAACAGGTTGTGGCTTATCACCTTCCTGTTGTGATGGATCACCAACTGGAGCAGGGTTATCACCTGCAGGCGCTGACGGTTCTGACGCAGCCGGAGCTGCTCCACCATCGACTGGTTGCTCATTGCAAAGACGGCGATACAGCAAACGCTCAAATAAATTCATGATCACTCCTGTTCACTGGCCTCTTTGGCCATCTTCAAATACTGTTCAGGGCAATGCGCCATAACGCGCTGAAACAGTTCCAGCGCCAGATTGCGTTGCCCCTCATTAAATGCCATTGCCATAGCATCCATCGGAGAGATAGCGGAAAACACCCGGCCTTTCTCCAGCACCGACCAGACAACGCGACGCCCCTGTTCACTGCTCATGACAAAGCGAATGTCATCAATTTCACGCTGTGCCATGTCACGTTGCTTACGGGCGTTTTCTTCTTTCAGTTGATCGTCTTCGAAATCTGTCATTGTGATTGCCCACCCTGACCACTAACTGCATTCGCCATAGCTGACAAAACACTCGGATCCGAAGTTTTAGCTTCGCTTAGCGTCTTGGCACCCTGTGCCGCCGCCATCCCCATCGCCATCATTTGTTGCTGCTGTTGTTGCTGTGCCCGTTGCTGGCGAGCCTGCTCAACCTGTTCCTGCGGAACAATGACGGTTGGAGACACTCCGGACATATCAGCGAATGCATCGATCGCCTGATCAACGTTGAGTTTGTCGAGAGCTTCTGGTTTCGCTTGCGCAAGTTGACCAATGAAGTTAACCGTGGACGCCAGACTGGACAGGCCGATAGACTTCTGCGCCTGAGCCATGACGGAAATGTATTCGACCTTCAGGGGCATGCCTTCCATCGCGTCAGGCGGTGTCGGCAGCATGTTTTTACGCACCATCATCGAGAAAGCGCGGTCAATGAGAGGATTAAGACATTCGTCGTTCAGACGCTCCAGAACCGGCCCCAACATCAGAAGTTTTTCTTCTTTCATTTCGATCACCGCTTCAACAGGCATCGAGCGGGTATTGATGTTCTGCAACATCATGAACAGATCGACAAAGTAGGCGCTGTTAATGATTTGACGGGTGTCCTGAATGTCTGCCACCAAATCTGCTGTACTGGGGTTAACCAGATAAGCAGGCCTGAAACCATCCTGACCAGTAATCTGATCGATATACGTGATGTCGCCAGGAAGAAGGGAGGCACGCTGATTCTTGAGGGAAGTCGGAGCAACCATCGGCGGATTGGTGGCTTTATCAATCAACTGCGACTTGCGCTTCTGGAGAAGCTGCAATGCCTTAACAGGTCCAAGCGCCAGCATACCCGGGCATGATGATCCATAAACATCTTCGCCGTTAACTTCCCAGCGCGGAGCCATAATTGGAAACTCATCGAATCCGGACTCACGCAACAACTTGTCGTTATCGCCACCAACCTCGTAATAAACCGATTTGAATGGCTTGTTCTTGCTATCCAGCTTCGATGTATCGCGGTCAATGTTCGGGTAAACCGAATGCATCACTTCAATCCACTTCTCGTAGGTGCCGCTTTCCCACATGCTTTTTACGGATTCGCTGACGTTATTTAGCCCGAACTCCTGAACAAGCTGACGAACAGTCATAGAGAACTTGCGAAAACAGGTGTCCACACTGCCACGAGGTGAGTTAGCCAGGTAGTAACTGCCTATCGGGAATGGCATTGTGCGAATGATGTCCTCGTCATCCTCCAGCACCGCCATTGCACCAGTGCTGTATGTGCCGAGGCTTCCGTATAACTGCGGAAGAGACTGGTAGAGATTCGACTTATTGAACATATCGTTCATGCGGTTCTGAACTGCCTCAAGCCACAACTTAACAGGGCCATAGTCCATCATTTCAGGATCTGGCGTAGCCAGGCGAAACCACGGACGGGCGGGGCTTGTTATGCCTGACATCATGCCGCTGGCAAGAGTGCGCGCCGCCATAGTCCCGGTCGAATCAATAATGCGTGTATTGCGTCGATCGTTACGGTTAACCTCAGAAGTCAGAAAGCGGGAACCACGCGGGTTGATGTAATCACTCAACTCGCGCCAGTGCGGCTCGAACGACTGACGCTCGCTTTCAAGTTGTGCGAACTGTTTGTTCAATCGCTCTTTAGTTGTTTCCGCCATTTCAATGACTCCGGTTACTGACCAAGCAGCGTTTTACCGCTGGTATTAGCGGTTGATGTGTCGCCCTGAGAACCGGTAAGCAGCGTAGAACTACGACCAGCAGCAGCGCGACGGCGACGAGTTTCTTCGTCGCGGGCATCAACAACGGCGGCATCCTGCTCCTGTGGTGCTGCCTGAACTTCTGGTGTTGCAGGCACTGATGGTGAGCTACCCATGCACATATCAATGACTCCGTACGCAATTAAATTATTACCAATTTAACCACATATGATTTATTTATCGTAGGTAGTTGACATTTAACGCACAAATTATTACCTTTCAGGTAACCAAAGAGTTCATTCCGGTTACTAACCTGACTGGCTTGTCGTTAAATTGAACAGGTGGAGTGAGCTTTTATTTTGAGCAGTACGGCGTATGGCACATGCGCCGATAGCGGTCTGGATACGTTTAAGGGGCACCCTCCCTTGCTCGGGCAAACGAACCAGGTAGCCGGAATGTGCAAGTCGAGCGGTTTTATTCCGCGCACGGGGATTCACCATCCCGGCGATTCGGTGTGACGCCTCGGAAGAGACGAGGGTACAACGATGAGAGCATTTATGGAGCCGCGACAAAGTGTGGCGCCTTAACAGGCTAAGTGCTCTCAGCGTTGTGGCATTAGCTCAGTTGGACAGAGCAACCGCCTTCTAAGCGGTTGGTCGCAGGTTCGAATCCTGCATGCCACGCCAGAATCACGCCTAAGGACCGTGATGCCAGAAGTTCCAGGTGCTTGGCGGTGATGGTTTCCCTTGAAGGACTATCACCGCCCTTTTTACAGCAGGACGCCATTGCGATGACTTCATGCTGTAAACCAGTACAGCCACGGAAGGCATAACTCATTGCTTCCAGTTCGCCCGGTTCGTCCGGGCATTTTTTTAAGGTGAAAATCATGAAAGAGAAGACTGCAGCTGAGCGCTATGCCGCAGCTATCAATGCCGCGATGGCGATTGTAAACCTGCGTGAAGAGATTAAAGATCTCCTTGCAATTATCCATAACAACCTGACATGTACAGAGTTGCTTGGCGGTCAGTACAACGGTGAGGCGGTGAAGGAGGCATTTAAAAATGCCGAGGTAGGAATAATTCCAGCAAACTATGTCAAGGCTGAATGTGTGCTCCTAAAGGCACGAGTGAGTCTGCATGAAGATCCTGGTAATCTCGGTCGAACTGCAATGCGTTACGTGATAGACGAGTCGAATGCCAAACACAATCTACCGAAATAACACCGTGACATGTCACAAACAGACAGCCTATGAGCTGGCTTTGTTTTATCCTCACCAGAGGATATCAACGACATTATCCCCACCAGCGGATTAAGCATAGGGATCGTAATCTGTGATGGCCTTGCCTTGCTGGTTCTGCTGACCGGGAATTCGCAGACGCTTCGACACAGGGAACGCAAACGTCAGCAGTAGCGCATCGCCTTTACCAGGAGAACGCCCAAGTCGCTCTTTGATATCTTCCTTCGGTTCGATAACGATTTTACCGTCCACTCGAACTTTGTACTCTGCTGCCGACAGGTCGTCCGCTGTTTCCTGGTCATCCAGCATGCCGCCCAGCCTCAGCCATGTCTTGCATGAATTGAACATCTCCCCACGCTTGTTGAGCATCTGCGGGTCAGTAGACGCGCCACCGAACGGAACAAGTTGCCATGTACGACCCCATCCGTCACCGATTGACTTCAGACCGGTTCCGTAACCGAAGTCGATGAACACCGCGTCAGCCTGATACTGGTCTTCAAAGTCAGCGATACGCTTCGCCATAATCAGATCGTCGGTAGTCTTGTTGCCAGTCCACAGCACCTTACTGTGTAGCCCCTGCCGCAGGTATATCACCGCGTCATCAACGCCTGAATATGCCGGGTCAACACCGATTATCACCGGAGCATGCGCCACCTGCGCAGCGGTTACCACCCGTTTCATTGCCTCATCAGTAAGACCGGTAGGGATAAACTGCAATTCAGATGCATCAGGGAATATGCCGCGCACACGGATTTTAACGAAGTCGCTGTCTTCCCCGTAGTCATCAACCCATTTCTGCAACTGCTGTTTGTTAGTGCCTTCCACCGTTCGGCTGTCAATCTGCGCAGTTTTCCAGCGGTGTTTATATTTGCGGAAACATTCGCGGAAACGTCCGGTATTACGCGTCGGGTTTCCGAACGCCACCCAGATAATCTCAGTGTCTTCGTCCGTTAGTGCACCCTCGGCAACTTCCCACACCAGATCCGCAATGTTCGACGCTTCATCGAATACCACGATGATGCGTTTGCGCTCGTTGTGTAGTCCGGCGAATGCCTCAGTGTTGTGCTCAGACCAGGGGATTGCGTCAGCTCGCCACCGCTTGTCGTGTCCAGGATCATTGCTGTACATCGCGGTAGCGGTACAGGTAAACCAGTCTTTCGTGATAGCAAGGTTCGACCACTTGATAATTTCCGGCCAGGTCTTCGTTCGTAGCTGGTTGTCGGTGTTGGCGGTCACCACGACCTTACAATCCTCGCAAGTGGACATGCCCCAGTTGATCAGCATTGAGATGAATGCGGATTTACCAATACCGTGACCCGAAGCACGTGCCAGCATAAGCGGCTGATAGCGCGTCTCTGGATTCTGCAGGTGATCACGTATCTCTCGGAACGCATCAGCCTGCCACTGACGTGGGCCGGTAGCATGTGCCAGTTCAGTCCCCTCTTCCCCCCACGGGAACGCATAGAGGGCATAGCCAAGCGGATCGTGAGTGAACCCTGCAATATCCTCGATCAACTGCTCTTCAGGAGATAACGCTGTATCTGTCACTGATTACCATCCTGACGTTCTTTGAGTCGCTTCCTGGCTGCTGCTATGCGATCAGCAATTGTCACATTCACATTAACATCCAGACGTTCTTTGAACGCGTTGACATCAACATGCTTACCAATCAGCTCAAGGTTCTTCACCTTGTCAGGCCATTTAATTTTTTTGAGGATTGTCTCTATCGAATCCTCGTTCATGTTCATGATGGTCGATGACAGATCAAAGCCACTAAGCGTAGTGCGCCAGATTTTCGGCCACTCACGGATTGGTTTAAGGCTCCCATCGTCGTTGAGGATGTCGATCACGTCCATCTGGTCGATCTCCACCAGGCGCATGAGAACGTAATCAGCACTGACGCGCATTCGTTTGTTGCGCTCCTCCATCAACTCGGCAATCCGTTTTTGAATGCGTTCATCGCGCATCATGACACTGGCTTTAACTGCCGCTGTATTTGGGGAGAATCCTGCGTTAATCGCTGCCTGAGTCTGGTTTTCAGGCGTTTTGATGTATGACTGGCAATAAGCCTCCTGCATTGCTGTTAGTGGCTTAAATTGCGTTGATTTGCGTTTATAGGTTTTAGGTTCAGCAGGCATCATAACCACCGTGGTAATAGTTACCGTTGTGGTAATAGTACCATGCAAAATAAAGCCGCCATAGTTGGCGGCAGTATTCAAAACCCATCAAATTCATCATGCATAATCTACTCGTGACATGTCACACTATTAATTTCGTTTCATGCCAGCCTTTAGTCACCCAGCATTGCGAGTCACCATTACACGGGCATGAATTAACTGGAACTCTCTCGCCGCACTTACCGCAACATTTTCTGCTGATCGATTTTATACGCCCGCGCACGCGTGCATCATCCTGGCGGATCAGTAACGCGATGTACTCGGCCATTTCATAGGGATCGCGACCAGGGCGCCGGGCGGCGCAGTTCCGCGCCAGCATTTCCTGCTCCTGCTTATCCAGCACCAGTTCAATTTTGCGCTCACCGGCGGCGGACTGCCGAGCGCGCTGCGCGGCTTTGCGTTCTGCGGGGGATTTAGCCACGAATCGCACTCCACGCCAGATTGATTAATGACTCCCAGGTAATATAAACCCGGATACCAGCAGCCAGGCCGAAACCAATCACCATGGCATAAAGCAGAGCGTTGCACTTGTTCATCACTTCACCTCCTGCGGCGGTTCTGGTAGCGGCATCCAGAACAAGGCGTTCCCTAACCACGATAAAGTGCCGTCGCTCAACTCCACGTATTCCCCTTGTACCTGTCCTGCCATATACTCGCCGTGCTTTGAATAAATTAAAATCCAATCATCTTGAGGGGGCATTCGCTCACTACAGCTTATCCAACCATCCGGAGTCACCGGAAGCGAGAACGGCAGCACATCTCTGTGAACAAGTTTTTGCTGTGACAGGTTATCCAGAACTTTCTGTACTGCTGCATCACCGAATACACCAAGCGCATCTGCCATAACTCCTACAACCTGATAAGCCTCAGCGCATACCGTGGATAAACCATCCGGAATATCCGGATAGTTGCCTGCCAGTCTACGCAAAACAGCCTTAACAGCCTCAATACGGTCATCATCGTAACTTTCCGCCGTATCTATGCGGTCGAGCATGATGATTGCGTTATCAATATCAGGATTGCCGGTCCACTCATTACCGCGATTGGATTCGGCAGCCTGGTTGCCGCGTACTGGTTGATTGTCGGCTTTACCCAGTCTGTCGTCGCTGCATGAATGCCCTTCCAGCCAGGCCAATGCTTGTCGCATGAAATACGCAATATGTTTGCCGTGGTAATCGTCTTCATCGATGTGAAAAGCGATACTACGAATGTATTCAATTGCGTTTTCAATGGCCTCTAACGCTATCGGCGCTGGCGGAGTGGTATATAGTTTTCGACATTTGTATATCCAACCGGCATGGTCAGGCGTGTCTGTAAAACGCAAATCGTCTTCGTAGCACTCACGACTACGTTCTTTCCATTCCGTCCACGGAACACCGCTATTCCAGGTGGGGCGAGTGCAGGACTGATACAGAACAGGCTCTGCTTCCAGCGATGCCAGAGCAATTTCATAAGCCAGGCGCTCAATATCTGTCTCTTATACACATCTCCGAGCCCACGAGACTACGCTGCATCTCGTAT